ACCACATAAAGAACATAATCGTGGAATTGGCAACGCAAAAAAGAATGCTTTTTTCTCAGCACACGGAAACATTCTGGTTGAACTGGACCATGATGACGAGTTGATGCCAACTTGTTTGGAAGAAATCGCTAACGCTTTTGAGGATTCAGAAGTTGGGTTTGTTTATTCTGATTGGGCGGAAGTGTTGCCTAGTGGGGAATTTAGTCGCTATTCGGCAGGATGGGGTTTGGGTTATGGTACCGAATACCATGTTGAAGGACATGGTTGGGTGATGAGTATGCCCACCGTTAACAAGCACACATTGTCTCATATTGTTGCAGTGCCCAACCATGTTCGTGCATGGCGCAGAAATGTTTACCATGAAATTGGTGGACACAACCCGATGTTGCGGGTATGTGACGATTACGATTTGTTGTTGAAAACCGCATTGGTAACAAAGATGCATCACATCCCCAAGTTTCTATATAGGCAATATATTTCGGATAGTACGGCTCAAAGAGAATTTAACGCCGACATCCAAGAGTTGGTTCCAGTCATTCACGCCTGCTATGCTAAGGAAATCAACATCAAGTACCCCGATTAAACGGAGGAACAATGAAGAAAACCATAGCGGCATTTCTAGTTTGCTGTACCCTAGTTAGTGTTGTCCCCGCTACGGGGCAGGCGAAGTCTGCACTTCGCTGCCCCACAATGAACAAAGTAACCAGAGCGGTGGCAAAAGAAATAGGCTGGGACAAAACCAGACAGATTGACCACATCATGTGGAGAGAGTCCCGCTGTAACCCCAAGGCTATTAATCCACACGACCCGTATGGCGGGTCGTTGGGTTTATTTCAAATCAACCAGTTTTGGTGTAAACCCAGCAAGTCAACTGGTAATGGTATTTTGATTGACTGGAACGTGGTCGACAACTGTAAGGATTTATACAAACCTATGGTTGCTGCCGAAGCGTTTACCGCCATCTACGAGTATGTGGATGACCGTTATGGTGATGGTTGGATTCCGTGGGGTGGAGAGCCGTGGACCTCAAAGAACTAGTTAACGAACGAGAGTGGCGTAAATGCCGTGGACCTGAAGGTGCTACGGTTGAACAGCAACTGGAAGCGTTCAAATATTTTTGTGAAAACTATTGGTTCATTAAACATCCTGAGCGTGGACGCATCAAGTTTGAGTTACGCGCAGCCCAGATGATAACAATGGAATCTTGGCTGGGGGAACGTTACAGTGTTGTTCTGAAGGCTCGCCAGATTGGGTTTTCTACGTTAGCGGCAGCGTACGCATTCTGGTTGGCATTCTTTTTTAATGACAGATTTATTATTATGCTTTCCCGAACTGAACGTGAAGCGATGAAGTTGTTGGCTAAGTCAAAGTATGGTTACAAGTTTCTTCCACAGTGGATGAAGGAACGTGGACCTACGCAAACCACGGACCATCAGTTGAAGATGGTGTTTGAAAACGAGTCTGCGATTGAGTCACTTCCCAGTGGTTCTGACCCTGCCCGTGGTGAGTCTGTGTATTTGGTGATTGTGGACGAGTGGGCGTTCTTGCCAAACCCTGAGGAGGCTTGGGCGAGTATCGAACCGATTACGGACGTTGGCGGGCGTGTCATCGGTTTGTCCACCGCCAATGGTTCAGGTAACTTTTTTCACCAGTTGTGGGTTGGCTCCCAAACTGGAGCCAACAAGTTCATTGGAATCTTTTTCCCATTTAATGCTGACGGTGAACGTGGTGAGGACTGGTACGACTCCAAGGCTAGGAATATGCAACCTTGGCAGTTGCATCAGGAATACCCACGGTTCCCCGAGGAAGCCTTCATTAAGTCAGGTAACCCCGTTTTTGATATTGACATCCTAGATGCTTTGCCGACCATAGAGCCACGCAGAGGATACCTGCATGTATATTCTTCTAGGAATGTGGAATTTAGGGAAACGGATGATGGGGAGTTTTCTGTTTGGGAGTCCCCCGACCCCAGTAGTGCGTATGTGATTGCTGCTGACGTTTCGGAAGGTTTGTCGTATGGCGACTATAGTTCGGCACATGTAATCGATGCCACATCTGGGGATGTGGTGGCGCATTGGCATGGACGAATTGAGCCAGACTTGTTTGGGGAACTGTTGGCGGAAATTGGTTGGTGGTACAACCAAGCCTTGTTGGGCATTGAATCAAACAACCACGGTTTGACTACCATTAAGGCTGCGCAGAGGCATGGTTACAAGAATCTTTATAAGGCTAGGTCTTTGAATAAGGCTCATGCCCAGCCGTCGCAGACGCTGGGCTGGAGGACAACCAATACCAGCAAGCCGTTGATGATTGACGAGTTGTCTGCCAGTGTCCGTGATGGTGCTTTGAATATTTATTGTGCGAGGACAATCGCGGAGTTGCGAACCTATGTTCGTAAGCAGAATGGGAAAATGGGCGGTTCCCCACATGACGACCGTGTTATCAGTATGGCTATTGCTAACCAGATGCTGAAATACGTGTGGCTGCCAGAGTATCGTGGGGATGTTCAGGTCCCTTATAATAGTATTTTGTGGTGGGAGCAGCACCTATTTAGCGAGGTTTCTGACGCTAAGGTGCCGATTGGTTCCCATAACACTAGGTCTGGCGTGCGATAGGAACTGTTAGGAACGGCTTTAGGTATTATTGATGAGTTTTACGTGCGTAACTTGCGGCAAACATAAGGATGAACAGGTCCAAAGGCGTGGCGAAATCTGTTTCGCCTGCCACATTAAGGGTGTTCGTCTGGGTTTTACCTATGGTAAAGAGGATTTTCATGGGGATACTATCCGTGAACGTCAACGTAAAACGGTAGAGGACGCAAAAATTAACGGCTATAACGCCGAGCCTGTTGGGACTAGGTGGGTGTGACATGGAATGGCTGGTACCTATTGCGGTTGCCTTTATTACTGGACCAGTTGTGGTTCTCCTCCAAAGGCTTCGCAAGGAAAACTCGTACCAGCACGCAGAGTCCCGCAACCTGCTGGAACATGTCGTAATCAAGGTTGATAATTTGGACGACAAATTCGATAAACATATTGGAGATAATCATGGTCATTAGTAACCAAACGAAGCAGGTCATTCTTAGTTATGTTCGGTCTGCTGTTGCGACCGTGATGACTTTGGTGTTGGCTGGCGAAACTGAGCCGAAGAAGTTTGTGGCGGCTGTGATTGCCGCCACATTCCCGCCGATTATTCGTTGGTTGAATCCGAAAGACACAGTGTTCGGCAAGGGGTCTAAGTAATGGCTAGGCGTTCACATTCGGATTTCCTAAAGGATTACAACCAGCGCCTACAGGCATCGAAGCGTTGGCGCAAGGACGAAGCCTACGATTCTGTTTGGCGTAGACTTGTTGACCTGTATAGGGGGAAACAGTTTAACTCCTATAGTGAAGAGGACCGCATTTTGGTGAACTTGGTGTTCGCTACGGTGAACGTTATTGCCCCCAGTATTGCGGTGAACCATCCGAAGATTGCTGTTAACGCCCGCAATTCCGATAACGCTGCTCAGGCTGTTATTGCGGAAGCGGTTGTAAACTATTGGTGGAAGTTCCGTGACATTCGTTCTGAGTTTCGCCGCGCAGTTAAAGACTTCATTATACTTGGTCATGGTTGGGTAAAGGTTGGTTACCGTTTTGTTGAGGAAGAAGTTGTTGGTACCGATGTTGACCCGTCGGACCCGACCGCCGAGGGCGGCGAATCGTCCACGACAACGGTGATTTTGGAGGACAGCCCGTTCGCTGAACGTGTGTCCCCGTTTGATGTTTTCGTTGACCCCGATGCCACCAGTATGCGGGACATTCGGTGGATTGCGCAGCGTATCCGCCGCTCGCTTCGTGAAGTAAAATCCGACAAGCGTTACGATAAATCTGCACGTGACCAGATTGGGGCGATGGCTGTTAGCCGTTACACCGATGACCCTAGTCGCAAGAAGGTTCACGACAAGTCTGTTGGTTACGCTGAGATTTGGGAGTTTTACGATTTGGCAAACCGCACGATGTGCGTGTTTGCCGATGGTGCTGACAAGTTTCTAGTGAAGCCGATGCCGATGCCTTATTCTTTTGGTCAACCATTTGTGATGATTCGCAACTATGATGTGCCTGACCAGTTTTACCCGATTGGTGACCTAGAGCAGATTGAACCGATGCAGCATGAGTTGAACGAAACTCGTACGCAGATGATGAATCACCGTAAGCGTTTTGCTCGCAAGTATCTGTATAAAGAGTCGGCGTTTGATTCGTTGGGTAGGTCTGCGCTTCAGTCCAGCGAGGACAACATTATGGTACCCGTCATTTCCGACGAGCCTTTGGATAATGTCATTACTCCGATGCCTGCCGTTATTAACCCGCCAGAGTTTTATAATCAGTCCGACCTGATTAGTAACGACATTGACCGCATTAGCGGTGTGTCGGAGTTTATGCGTGGCGGCTCACCCGAGATTCGCCGCACCGCGACGGAAGCCAGCCTGATTCAGGATGCCATGAATGCCCGCACAGCAGACAAGTTGGCTACTGTTGAGTTGGCTATCGCTGAGGTTGGTCGTCGCATGGTGTCCCTAGCCCAGCAGTTTATGACTGGCGAGCAGGTTGCCCGTGTGATGGGCAAGGATGGCGAACCGCTATGGGTGTCATACACGCGGGAGTATCTGGAAGGCGACTTTGATTTTGAGGTGGCGGCTGGCTCTACGCAGCCGACGAACGAGTCATTCCGTCGCCAGATGGCACTACAGATGGTTGATGCTATGGCACCGTTCGCTGGTGCTGGCATTATCAATATGCGTGAGATGGCAGCATATGTTTTGCAATATGGTTTCGGTGTGAAGAACCCCGAGAAGTTTATGGCGGCAGAACAGCCAATGCCACCCGCAGGTCCTTCTGGTCCTGTTCCCGCACCTCAACCTCCGATGGGTTTACCCGCTGGTCCTATGCCAGCGGGTCCGATGCTGCCTGAAATACCTGCTGGTATCCCGTTCTAGGGAACGGGGTATTCTATATATAGAGCAACCAGTCTAGGACTCTAGGAGTTAAAAGTTAATGAGCGAGGACATCGCAAACATCGAAGTATCGGAACCAGTTGGGTCAACCGAAAGTGTCGGTGAAACAGGTCAGGAATCTACACCCATTCTGCCCGTTGACGAATACAGCACCTATCGGGTGCCAGTAAAAGTTGATGGTCAGGAGCAATATATTCCTTTGACTGAAGCAATTTCTGGTTACCAACGCCAAGCGGATTACACCCGCAAGACGCAGGAACTGGCACAACAGCGAGAGCAGATGCAGTTCGCTAGTGCTTTGCAGACTGCGTTGGAACGGGACCCCGCTTCAACGATTGATTTGTTGAGTCGGCATTATGGAATCAGCCGTCAGGCTGCTTCCGACATGGTCGATGGGATGATGGATGAACCAGAAGAGTTGGACCCTGTGGAGGCTAGATACCGCCACTTGGACAGCCGTCTTGCCCAGTTTGAGGAGTATCAGGCTCAGCAGCAAGTTGAGCGTGAAATTGCCCGTTTGCAGAGTAAGTATTC